TTCCTCGCCGATCAGCAAGATGGAGGCTTGGCTGGACTCGTACAGGTCGCGAATCAGCTCGACCTGGCCAGAGGCGACCAGGTGGTCCATTTCGTCGATGATCAGCGGGCGACCGCTGGCGGCCAGTTCCTCGGCGATCTGGTCGGCCATTTCCGGGAGTGTCGCGCCCGGCTTGATGCCCATTTCCCCCAGGATTGACTTCAGCGTGTGCTTGCGGGTCCAGACGCTTTTTGCTTGGACGTAGTAGGCGCGGCGGCGGTTGGCGACCCAGGCAGCGGACACGCTCTTGCCAAAGCCGGTCGGACCGTAGAAGCACACCAGGCCGGGCAGCGTGGAGGTTCGCGCCATGGCCTTCTCCAGGGCGATGTCGCAGAGGGCGATATTGGCGATGTCGGCCATGCCGCTGGCCAGTTGGGTGGTTTTCGTGGTCATGAATACAGCTCCTTTCATGCTTGCCGCTGCTGGGCGGCGAATTCTTTGGATTTGGGGTAAACCTCGAACCACTGGGCGGCGTCCGGCTCGATGGGTTGGCCGGAGCGCTGCCGCTCGGCCAGCTCGCACCACTGCCGGTAGCGCTGGGCGGGAGCGGTCGGCAGGGTGAAGACCTGGGCGGTGGTGGCTTGGGTGGCGGCTGCGGCCGGGCGCGGTTCGTCGATCCGCTCGGCCTGCACTTCAAGGGTCGCGGCGCTGCGCGACCGGAGTTGCTCGGGGGTGATTGTGCCGAGGCCGGGGATGGACAGCGGCGCATCCATTTCCAGGGCATACCCGCCGTCACGCTCGGCGCGAATCTCGTCGAGGTGAGCCAGGGCGCGCTTCTCGCGGGCCTCTGCGCGTTTCTCGCGGGCACGCTCGACATACGAAGCTGGCATGTAGTCGCGGCTGTTGCCGTTCAGCTCTGCGGTGCAGAGGAAGCGCCCCTCGCCGTCGTAGACCCACACCTTGCTGGCGTCGTGGATGTCGTAGCCCACGGCCACCTGGTCGCCGTGGAATTCCTCCAGCTCGCGGGCGAAGTAGCGGTTGCCGATGAACTCCAGTTCGCAGCGGCGGACGGTGCGCAGCACCTGGGGCCGGAACAGCGGCCGGGCCTCGTCGTCGGTGACGCGCATCGGGCTGAAACCCTCCGCTTCGTGCAGCGCCCAGGCCTCGTTGGGGGTCATGTGGCGGCGGCGGCCGGTGTTCGGGTCAACGATGCGCGGCAAGCTGCTGTGCGGCCGGTCGTTGTACTCGGCAATCTGCTGTTCGCAGAACGCGACAAAAGATTCCCAAGACATCAGCGGCATGGTGCCGCCCTTGGCGATGGCCCGGCGCGTCAGCTTGAAGGCGGCCAGCTTGGCCTGGCGGTCCATGTCGGCGCCGATGTAGCCGGGCAGTTCCTTGGCGGCGCGAATCCACAGGCTCTGGTGGACGCGCTCGATCACGCCCCGCGCCTGGCTGTTGTATGGCAGGCTGTTCTTCATATCGATGCCCAGGCGGCCCATAAGGCCGACCGCCTCGTCGCGCATCATGTGGTTGACGTAGCCCGAGCCGTTGTCCACGTAGAAGATGGCCGGGACGCCGCCCTTGGTGCAGGCGTCGCGCAAGGCATCGACCACCACCAGGGCCGACTCGGCCAGGCCGGTGGACCAGCCCGGAATTCGACGGGTACGGATGTCGATGATGGTGGTGATTTCCGGCCGGAAGGGCCGGCCGTGCATCGGGTGCTGGACCTCGGCGTCGAACGTGTGGCCGTCGCAGGAATAGACGTCGGTCGGCAGCAGCTTGGTGAAGTCGCGGCGAATGAACGGGCGCAGTGCCTTGATTTCATGCTCACCCATGCGCCCGACCTCGCGGCTGACGTTGCCGACCTTGCGCAGGAACGCATAGACCTGGTCCAGGCTGGGCATTTGCCCCTGCCAGTGCTTCTCCAGCAGTGCATGGGCAGCGCGGGCGCTGCGCTTCTCCGGCCCCTGGTAGATCGTCATGAAGGCCGGCGCCCAGTCGGGAACGCTCATGTCCGGGCGGCGGACCTTCGGCACCAGGGCGCCACGCTCGGCCTGGTCCAGGAAGCGCTCCAGGCTGCGCACGCTCGGCAGGCCATCCGCGCTGGGGCGGCCGCGAGGATCGCGGGCCATCTTGAGCATGGCGAGCAGCTGCGGCTCGACCTGGCCGAGGCGCGCCATGTCCAGCATCAGGGTAATGGAGCGCTTCCGGCTGTAGCCGGTGCGGGCCATCATCAGGTCCAGGGCGTGCAGCACCCCCTGGCGGGCATCGGCGACCAGCTGCTGGCGGTTGGTTTCGACCAGGGCCAGCTGCGTCTCCTGGCGGACCACCTTGGTGGCCACCTCGCCCAGGGCGGCGTTCAGCAGCGCGGCGCGGGTTTCCTCGGGGAGGCTGGAAATGTGGTATTCACGCCCACCGCCTCTACCCATGTGCTTTCTTTGCTGCCAGGAGTCACGGGTGGCGCGACTATTGATGCCTTGAACCGTGCCAGGCAGTCCGGGCAGGCCGGCCAGCTTCTGTGCGGAGAACCATTCACTCATGGTCGCCCCCGACAGCTTTGCGCTGGGCGATCAGGGCGTCACCGAGGGCGAGCGCGGCAGTTTCCAGCCATTCGGCTGCAATCTGTTTGGTTCCGTTGCAGATCGAGGCGAGGTCGCCATCGGCCGAGTTGAAGAACTCGGTGGCGTTCCGCAGGTTGTCGAGCAGCGGTTTGAGGTCGGTGTTTGTCATCACGGCTCCCCCAGGATTCGTTTCAGCTCACGCGCCTGCCGACCCGCTTCCTCGCGGGTCCGCTCCAGGCGGCCCAGCTCGGCGAGCAGTGCGTCTCGGCCATAGGCCACGCGGCCGCCCCGCACATCGACCAGCCAGTTGGTCAGCAGGTGGCTCGCGCAGACGTCCTCCAGGAGGGCGGCGCGGTAGAAAGGCAGGTTGTGATCAGCTCGGGCGGGACTCGACCAGGCGTCGAGCATGTTCTTGCTCACGTCATCGCCAGATAGGCGCGACATGCGGGCGGCGACCTCGTAACGGTCAAGGTCGCAAGCCTTCAGAATTTCGCTGACCAGCTCGCTGACCTGGGCGGCGTAGTTGCACTCACCGGGTATAGCGCGAGCTGGCTGCGGAACATCGAAGATGTCCAGGGTGCGGTCGTCTTTGCGGCGGGCCATGTTCAAGCCCCCGCGTCGGCTTTACGCTGCGCTTGGTCAGCGTATCTGTTATTTTTCCCGGATCGGCATATGACACTGTCATATGCCTTGAGGGTTTCCGAACGATTGGGCCGTTGCCGCTTCGGATTCTCGTCGTCGAGCCAGCGCTCAGGCCACAGCACTAGGGGGCTGAGGTCGAGCACAGCAGCGATGGCGCGCTCTACCCGAGGGTAGGGGTTCAGCTTGGCGTTTTTGACTGCCGGGCTGGATACGTCGAGGGAGCGGGCCACCTCGGCCAGGGACGACCCCCTGGCGCGGAGCTGGTATTTGATCCACTCCCAGCGGACGTTGTTGTCGCGGGGGATTTCGGTTCTGTTCATGCCTACGTTCCATCTCAACCACCTGGCAGGGTGGTTTTTTAGGGGTGTCTAACGTGACTTAGGGCATAAACATAGCGCTATAGAAGTTGAAAAACAAGCTCTATAGCGGCTTTCAAGTTCTATAGGAGGCGGATTTCGATCTCTATAGAATTAATATCAATTAAATCAAATGGTTAGGTTTACATGAAAACGCGTAGCGAGCGCACCGCCAGCCTTTCAAGTTCCGCAACCGAACCTGAAAATGACGCTGCCTTCATCGAAAGGCTGCGCTCCATTGTCGCTATAGCAGGGAGTGCAAGTGCTTTAGCGAGGAATGCTGGAATCTCCCAAGGCGGGTTGCAGAGGTACTTGAAAGGCGGGGAACCCACCCGGAGAGTGCTCATTTCCTTGGCCAAGGCGGCAGGCGTGAGCCTGGGCTGGCTTATGACCGGCGAGGGCAGTCAGAAGCCGGAAGAGCAGGAGGCTACGGGATCGGACCAATACGTCTACGTCCCCCTGTATGACGCGAGGGTCAGCGCGGGACATGGAAGCTGGAGCGAAGGCGCACACGTTCTTACGCAGCTTGCCTTTACGCGCTACAGCTTGAGCAAGAAGGGGTTAGAGCCAACCAGGATGTCGGCAGTAAGGGTCGGGGGCGACTCCATGGAACCCCTCCTGTCGGATGGCGACGCCGTTGTTATCGACCATGACCTTAGAACCGTGCGGGATGAAGCGATCTATGTGATTCGGGTCGGGGATCAGCTCTACGCCAAGCGCTTACAACGGCAGTTCGATGGCTCTATCGCGATCATCAGCGAAAACAAGGCGTATAAGGACATGGTCGTCCCCAAGGACCAGCTTTCTGACTTGGATATCATTGGGCGCGTTGTCTGGCTTGGGCGATGGATGGTTTAGCGCTCATTCCGTGCCAATTAACGATCAATATTTTGCATTCCTTGCTCAATCCTGATCGATATTTTCCAAACACCCGTACGGCGCCTCTCCGGCTGGAGCCCTAGTGCTATAGGGGCTCTAGCCTATCCCTCCCTCTTTTGGCATGTGTCAAAACAGTCACCTCCCCACACTGGCAGCGTTGCGGACCCAGGGTGTCGTGCTCGGAACCCTGGATCGCAATTGAGCGGGCGGATGACGACGCAGCCTTTGTGGGGTCGATGCATCGGCGAATAGCGCCGTTGGCGCTATTCGCCCTACGTGGTGGGTGGGATGGTCTTGGTGTAGGGCATATAACCGCTTGCGGTTATCCGCCGTGGTGGGTTCGGTGTATCGGCGGATAGCGCCGTTGGCGCTATTCGCCCTACGCGGTGGGTGGGATGGTCTTGGCGTGGGGCATATAACCGCTTGCGGTTATCCGCCGTGCTGGGTTCGGTGTATCGGCGGATAGCGCCGTTGGCGCTATTCGCCCTACGCGGTGGGTGGG